TAACCAGACTATCAGAACTGGTGAGAAACCAAGCGTTGCTGGACTCAAAAAATCTATTGAAACAAAATATGACAAAGACATTGCAAAGGTCAAAACACCTGCGGCAATTGCTAGAAAAGAAGCAGAAAAGAAAGCTCACATTGAACACATAGATAATAATACTCAACATTATGAAAATTTCTTCAAAATGCACAACCATTTACAGAAAGCCAAAGATTCTTTGGTTCATGTATTGGCTAGACATACAGGTGGTTTAGAACATACAGTTGGTGATGCATCAGTTAAACCAGAAGGTTTTGTTGCAACACACAAAGGTAGAGTATCTAAACTAAACGATAGACAAGAATTCAATAGACTTAACTTTTTGGCAAGACCACGATGAAATCATTTAGACAATTAGTAGAAGAAAAGACCAAGTCGATTGTCATGGCAATTGGCCGCATGAACCCACCTACTAAGGGTCATGAGGAAAATGTCAAAGGCATTCAAGCTTTGGCCAAGAAAAATAATGCTGACCACATTATTGTGGCTTCGCACGCTCATGATGCCAAAAAGAATCCGTTAGATATCAAAACAAAAATGAAGCACATCAAACGTGCTTTTCCAGATGCAAATATTGTTCCAGCATCAAAAGAAGCACCTGGTCTATTACATCATGCGGCAGAAATGCACAAAAAAGGTTACAATCATGCTATCGTTGCTTCTGGTGAAGACGCCTCAGCAAATTATCACTTGTTGAAAAAGTATAATGGTGTAGAAGGCCGCCATGGTTACTTTAAGTTTGACCACATTGAACAACAATCAACAGGTGAACGTAAACAAGGTATTTCTGGTACCGATATGCGTAACCACGTTAAAAATGGTAACTTTAAAGAATTCAAAAAGAATCTACCATCAAACATACAAAAACATCCGGAACATGCAACAGAATTGTTCCACGATGTAACTAAAGGTATGGGCCTACATGAATCTACCAATCGTGGACAAGGTAAAGCCATCTTTGTTACTGGTGGTCCTGGTTCTGGTAAAGACGTTGTTATTCGTGAGTGTATCGCAGAACAAAACATTGTGGAGTTGAACTTCCAACAAGTTATGGATATCATGAACGACAAGCACAAGTTGGCTATGCGTTCTATGAATCCTAAGATGGAAGCAATTCGTCAACGTGGTCCACTTATTATTAATGGACCTGCCGATGATTATGAAAAGATTTCCCAAATCAAAGAAGAATTGGAAGAATTGGGTTATAACACCATGATGGTTTTTGTTGATACAACCGACAAAGTAAGCCAAGAAAGAAACACATTATTGTCCAGAATGATGGTTGAATCAACTCGTCACGCTCGTTGGACAGAAGCACAAAAGAATATTGCACATTTTTCGGAATTATTTGAAAGTTTCTCTCGTTTTGATAACACTGGAAATCTAGAAGATAAAGTTAGTGATATCTCTGAACTATTCACAGAAACAACAAAGTTTTTGGACAATGGTTCTATTCATTATACAAGTTCCAATAGATTTTTACAAATTTATGAAGGTGCAAAATCTATTCAGAAATCAAATCTAAAAGACAGAGGTTTGAATGTACTGAAGGACAACAATAGTCCTGTTATGCAATTTGCTGCAAAATTAGGTCGTAGAGATGATGTTAGAGATGGTGATATCAAACAAAATAGTGATTACATGCCTAAAATTGGCGGAGGTAATACATATACAGAAGATGCACAAAAAATGATTAAAATGCCAGAACCTAAAGTGGCAAATTTCAACAAAGATGCTGATAGTGTCAGAAGAAAAAAATTGGGTGACCGTTCTTTAAATTCTGCAAAATTAGGCAGTGTCGATGGTATTGGCCAAACAATGAATTCAAGAGCAGCAGGAACAAGTGCTTCTGCTGGCGCAGGTTTAGGAGATTCTACATACCGTGAAGAAACAGAATACAGTAATGATGATGTTGCAGATTATGCGGGTAAACCAAGAGGTGTTAACCCCAACCCGTTAGCTGAAAAAAATAAGAAATTAAAAAAGTTTAAGGAATCAATCTTTGATTTTGGTCAAGGAGATTCTGGTGTAGGTGGCACTCTTGGTGGTGCTAGTAATAAGGAAGACTTCGTTAAGCCATCTGAAAAATTTGGCCAATCGGGTATAACAATCAAAAAGAAGAAAACAGGAGTAAAATAAATGTTTACCAAATCTCTAGTGTCACAAGCCTTGATTGACGTAACAAAATCAATCTTGGAAGCAGACGAAAAGAAGAAAAAGATGCTTTTAGAACCAGAACTAGATGAGACTGGTTTTCATATGGCTGCTCATGCTGCTAAGAAAGCAGGACAATCTCACTTTGAATTCCAAGGTAAGAAATATCCTGTTACAGCAAAACCACACGCAGAAGGCATGGTTCCTCCAGAAAAAATTGGCGGCCAGATTTACAAAAAAAGAGATGACAAAGCCGCAGCGTCTGGACATTCAGCTGACGTTAGAGAAGAAGATGAAATGAAAAAATCATCTAATCCTTTTGATGTTTTAAAAGGCAAATACATGAGTCAAATGCCTAAGAAAAAAGGCGAATTGACTGGCCATGAACACAAAAAGACTTCTACTGGTGATGTATACACCAAGAAAGCAATGAAAGAAGAAGACCATCCTGACGAGAAAGAAGATAAAGCACTTGTCAAGAAAATGGTCAAACCTTCTGCTTTGAAGAAAGAAGAAGAAAAAGAAACTCATTTGTCTAAACATTCAATGGGTGAAGAAACTGGAAAGTATGTAACTAAACCAGAAGCAAAGAAAATTGCTGATAAAGAAGTTCACAAACACGAAAAATCAATGCACAAAGGTCATAAAGAAACTGACCTTGATGAAGAACGTCACATGACTCCTTCTGAAAAAGAAAAACGTGAAAAGATTGTTATGTCTATGAAAAAAGGCATGGCTGGTTTCAAAGACCGTTATGGTGACCGTGCAAAGAATGTAATGTATGCTACTGCTACTAAGCAAGCCATGAAAGAAGAGTTTGCTAACTTACAAGAAGAGTTAGAATATAAGAGAGAACATGGAATGCATCACCATCCTGATACGATTCAGGTATTACATGCATATCACAAGGGTAAAAAGATTGGTGAAATCCATGAGTACCATGATATTAGTTCTTCTGGCAGACATACTGGAAAAACAAAATGGGCTTACATTCACCACCCAACAATGAAAGAAATGATTGGTCACAAAACCTGTGAAGAAGCAGAAAAACATCTATGTGACTGCCATGAAGGACATTGCATGGAAATGGAAGAAATGGGTATGCACCATGAAGAAGCCCATAAAATGAATGTAAAAAAAACTAAAAAAGAAGACATTGGCGGCATTAGCACAATGAGTGAAGAGGATGATGTTCGTATTGATCCAGATGAAAACATGAAAACCAAAACTGTTGACACATTAAAAGGTCGCCAAAAAGTTCATGCTGATTACCACAATCAGCCACTTTCTTACAAAGTTAAGTTGAATGTTGAAGAAGAAGAAAAAACTTCACCAATGGAAGTTGCAAAAGAGTTGGCTCGTAAATCTTTCAAAAAGATTAGAAACGAAACTATGATGGGTAAATTAGGTACTTCTGAGGAAAAGAAAGATGACTAAAGCAAAAGAGTTGGTTAAAGGCATCGTCAAAAAGACTGAAGTCAAACCATCTTTTGGAAAAAATCCATGGGACCAATGGTCCACCACAGGTGATGGTGGTGGCATTGGTTTGCCTGAAAATGTCACATCTCGCCGTGCAGACTTACTTTCAAGATTCTACAAATCTAAAGGTTACAACATTGATTATGTCAGTAAGAACCAAAGAGTTGCACAATCTAAAAAAGGCGAATATGAAAAATGGAAACGTGACCATGGAATTTATGAAGAAGATGAAGTCAATGAGGATTTGACAACAAAGTATAATGGCCCACATACTGGAGCTCCAGAAACTCGTTCTGAAATTTCCAAGTCTCCGACTTTGAAAAGAAAACGTCAACTAGACAAAGCAGCTTCACACTATGCGGTACCAACACCAGCAGGAAGTATGAAACATACAATGCAAAAAGAAGACAATATCAACGATCCACAATGTGCGACACAATCTCCTTTTGATGGTGCTAACACTACCAATGATGTTGCTTCACCAAAAAGAACAAAAGCTGCTAAAATGGTCAAAGAAATCTATGCAAAACATAGACTAAAAGAAGACTTGTATGACCACGAAAAGGATGACAAAGGTCCAGGTACCGATGTTAAACAACCAAAAGTCATTAAAAAGACTGAGGTGAATGATAGTGATGAAAAGGGAACCAATGCTCGTATGATCCTTAAAGGTGGTACAACTTTAACTGGTGAGAAACGAGATACGATTGAAATTGACCCAATGTTGAAAAATCGTAGTAAACAACCAGACTATATTGCCACAAATACAGGCAAAAAACAATAACAATAAATAGATAGATTACCCTTTAAGGAGATAAAAATGTCATCGTGGAAAAATACAGACGCAAATAGTAACCAAGGCAAACCAAAATGGGATACTGTAAGAGTCACCAGAGAAAATGTTCAAGCAACTGTTTTTGCAGGTAACACTTCAGGAAATACCATCATCAGTATCAATTATTTGGATGGCGGCGCAAATAACGTAGCAAACATCGGTATTACTGCCGGTCAATACGTTTATTTCTGGGCCAACGGATTTGGTGATAACAAAGGTGGCCAAGCAGGCAATGGTATTCCCGGTTTCTTTGCTTCGAACACAACTGTTGCTTCTATAAGTGGCAACACAGTTACACTAACACCAGCTTTATTTAATACTGTAAGTGCTGGTTTTGGTGTTGAGTTTGATAAAGGTATTGTTTATAACACAAACAAAACAATGACCAAAACATATGGTGCAGATACAATTTTAGTTACACCAACACGTTTGGCAAACAATACTGTTGCCTTAGGTGATGTTGTTCCTGGTTGGGTTCACATTCAAAAGAAAACCAACAATGATGGTTCTGTGCGTTATATCAAAGAAACATTAGTTGCCTTGGCTAGCCCAACTGCTGCAAATACAAACTCAGCTAATACTAGCTGGGGTCAAGCATTCACTGGTCTATAATAAGGATGGGGCTTCGGCCCCAACATTATGTTTGATGAATTGAATGAAGATAATTTTGTGATGTATGCGGCAAAGTGTTATACATCTCCAAACTGCCTTATGTCAGAATTTGAAGGAGACTTGAAGAGAACCAAGTATCTCAAGAGACTATTTCGTAGGTATAAAATTACCAAAAGTCTTAAAGAGAGATTGATTCTAAATCATATCATTCTTTTGAATAATGTTTTTGGACCTGAAGCTACAGCAAGAATATTGTTTTTTAGGACCGATGAGAAGGATTACGATGTATTGAAGACATTTTTGCTTTATTTGAACATATTGCCAGAAAATGTTAATGGTATTAGGGGTAAGAATATAACAACAGATGTTATTCCAGTAGATATGAGAGTTGCAGATATACTGAGAAAGATATGAAAACTTTTAAACAGATTAGAGAAAAAAGTAGATGTTGGCCAGGTTACAGACCAGTACCTGGTAAAGCTCCATATTCTCCAGGTAGCTGCACCAAAGAAGACCATGTAAAAGAATTAGAAGATGGTTTGAAACAATTAGATAGTCATGATTATCACACAATTGATGAATTGATGACTAAGATATCAAAAAACCATGGCATAACAGGTAAAGACTTACACAACGATTTTAAATCCAAACACGGTAAAACACCAGACGATTGGATTAATGAAGACTTACGCAAATGG